CCCCAAAACCCCAAAACCCCAACTCAGATCAACAGAAGAGAAATATGCTAAATCAATCATTAGTTCCTAGACTGAATGGATATCATCAGCTGAGTGAATAAAGCACGATCTTGTTCTATAAAATCGTCATCTTCAGATAAGGATTTTATATATTCAATTTCTCCTTCATATAAATAGATAGTATCTAATCTCTCAGATTCTATTAAATCAATTTCTTCAGCCATAAGATATTATATAATATAAGTTCTCTTTTAAATAATATTTTAAACTTCTGTTTGTATAGCTTTTTTGGTTTTCTTTGCTCTAACCTTTTTAACTTTAACAACTTCTAAAACTGGTTCGGCAACTATTACAACAGAGTCGGGTTCCGGTGCAAGTTCTGCGACTGGTTCGGGTTCAATAATAGGTTCTGGTACTGGTGGTAAAGGTTCAGGGACACCATCAAAGAATTGAGGTTCTACTCGGTGTTTTGATGCTCTTGATTCTTTTTGTTTTAAATAATATTCTCTTGCTTTTGCTCTTTTGTATTCAAGAAATTCAGGGTCGTTTTCTTTTCTAGTTTGATAATACTTTTTTCTTTGTTCATTAACCTTCTCTTTATTTTGTTGTCTATATTTTTGTGTTGCCTTTTTCTGGGCTGGTGTATAAGAAGAGTATCTTATTTCAACTTGACTTTCTTCGTTCATTATGATATATATAATATATTGTATTATATCTTTATATATATTATTTACTTATATATTTAATATCTACGGGTAATTTCATCATATCTATTCCACCTTTTTCATCTTGTTTACTTATATTATCTATTGGGGCTATAACGTCTATTTCTTTTCTTAGCTTTTCATTCTCAGACCTGAAGAAGTGTTTTAATACAAATTCATTCTTTTTAAAATCAACACTTGTATTTAAGTCTTCAAACATATCAAGAAAAGTACTAACATCATCATATAAATCTTTACTTCTATATTGAGAGGCGTTAATAAAGTGTCCTAAAGCTGAACAGTAATAACCACAGGCGTTATTCATAAGACTTTGAATATCTTTGTCAGTATGAGGAAGCCCTTGTTTTCCTGTTGTCTGTTCAACTACCTTTTTAATATTCTCACTTGGAGGTGCTCCATAAGGGTCAAAATATATTGATTCAATTTTATTATTTGGATATTTATTTATTTGTAAAAAAGTCCAGTGTGTTCCGTCGTTTGGTTGTCCGTTTTCATCAATACTATTTTCTAAATTAATAATATAAGATTTATTAAATTGTAGTGGTGCTTTTAATTCATCCTTAAATTTTACTGACGCTAAAGGTATTTTCATACGTCTTGATAAATCAACAATTTGGATATCTGTTAAACTCATTATATAATATTATATATATACTTTTCGTTTAAGTATAAATTTTCTTAAGTATAAAGTCCACCACCTGTAAAAAAGTGGGATTGATATTGAGGTGGAAGAAAGTGTTGCATTTGGAAGTTAGAACTTAAAGGTTGTGATATTAAAGCAGGTGGGTGATAGTATCCAACTAATTCGTTTCTACCTCCGATATTTGTATGAATACCTCTTCCTTGTCCTCTGCTTCTTGGTGCTAATGGGTTATGCATATAGTGAGTATATGGTTCTAGTGCTCTTCTTGCGTGAACTCCAGCCTGTTCCATAAGGTCTAAAGCTTTATCAGCGTGGGCGCTTTCTATACCTGCGTGTCTCATAGCTTGATAACCCGATAGACCGTATCCTCTTGGGTGTCCATACATACTTTCATAAATAGCTGGACCTATAACTTCATTACCTAAATCAAATCCTAAAGTAGCAGGATTAACACCAACAGAATTTTCAAAAGGAGAACCAATTTTATTTAATCCTCCTTGTATTTTCATAAGACTACTATTTAAGGCTCCTCCTCTTCTTAATCTTCCTCCTAATAATCTATCAATACCTTTATCAACAACTTTATCAATAATTTTAGGTGCATATTTTTCTCCAATATTTTGTAATCCTGCAACAGCTGGTGATAATTTACCACCGCTTAAATATCTATCTAGTGCTTTTTCCCCGTGCTTTGTTGCTAAATCAATAGCTTTATCTTCTAATTTATCTTGTAGTTTTTTAGGTATTTTAAATAATCCTTTACCCTCGTGAAAAGGTAATTCAGAAAATAGATTTGTTTTATCGCCTCTTATTTGTGCGTGTTGTTCTGGAGATAAATAACTATATTGTTTATTAGCTTGTATTTCTTCAGGAGACAAAGATACTTGTGCTCCTTTATTTTTTGCAAAAGCTCTACTTATTAAATTATAAGTTTCTGGATGAACAATTAAACTACAGCCTTCTCCTTTTGATATTCTTACTTTATGTCCGTTTCTCAATTTACTTAATTGTAGTGGACTAGCTTTTATTTTAATATGATGCATAATTATAATATATTATTATAATTATGTATCTTTAAATAATATTATATTTTTTTATGGTTTAATTCAATCTTAATAATTTCTTTGCTTCTCTATTCTTAGTTGCCCAAATTCTACCCCGTTCTCTTGTTCTTGCTTTTCTTGCTTCCAATTGTTCAGAAGTTAAATTATCTTTATATGTTGCTTTATTTCTTGCATTCGTTAAACGAGAACACCACCTTAAATTTTCAATATTATTATTATGTTTATTTCTATCTATATGGTCAACTTCAGGATGATTATCAGGATTATCAATATATTGTTTCATTAGTAGACGGTGAATAAAACTTTTAGACCTTATGCCTTCTTTCTTTAATGTAACATATAAATAATTATCTTTTGATAATAAAGGAGTCATATTGCGTTGATACCAACAAGAATATATTTCACCATTACGGTTAATTTTATATAGATTTTCATAACCTTTAATAAATTCAAAATCGGTATTATTCATTAATATATATACTAATTAAATCTTTAAATCAAATAGACGTTTTTATAGGTATTAAACCCGGGCGCCCGTTAATACGTCGATACTGATTTCACAACCGTATTCAACAAAACTAATAATATCAATTGCTTTACTAGAAAGATTTTGACCTAAGATTTGAATAGATTTAGGAACAGATAAATCAACTGGAAGCATTCGTTCAACGTTAACATAATAGTAACAGTATTCCATATCAAATCCGTTTCTATCAATAAGTCCAGAAGTAAGACCGTCAGTAAGACCACCATTAACGGCGTTTTGACCGTATAGTTGATTATTGAATTGTTCGAAGCTGTATTTCTCCATATTATAAATAGCGTTTTGACCAGATACTTGAATATTGAAATTACTGATAGGAACTAAAGGAGAAGTTGGACCAGTACCAGCAGGGTCAAAGGGAGATTGCCAAACTGGAACACCTGATACAAATCCAGTATTAGTATTGAGAGTAATACTACCGGGTGTATTAGTAACAGTTGATGAACCACCAGTAGCGGAATAGAAAGGAAGTAATAAAACAGATTTAATATTTGCGATACCGTTAGTTAATAAGTTATTGAAGTTAGAACCAGCACTTACGTTTAATACTTGATATTGATATACATCAGAATATTTAATTTGTTTAACTGGACTAGAAAGATAAGCTTGTTCAAATACTGGGTTAAAGGTATAAGCAGGAATATATAAATTAACTGATTTTGATAAAGGTGCATCAGAATATCCTGTTAAAGATTTAATAGTGGAATCTAAACAAGTAGCACCAACAGAAATATTTAATTTCCAATCTTGTGTTACAACAATAGCTGTAGCAGTAGTGCCGACAGAAGTAACTGATTTAATTGCTAAACCTTGTCCTCCTTGACTTGTTCCAATTTGTGCAATCATTAAAGGATTAACACCTCCTAATGGATTATTTACACTAGTAGCATAAATTAAACTTGGTGTACACTGTGTAGCTACTCCCGCAGAGGTTCCAGTAGTGACTCCTGATGCAACAGAGAAGGAAGTTGAAGTATTATTTAAATTTAAAGTCATTTTCATAAATACACCTTTTAATAAAGGGCACATATTAAAGAAGCTATGAATATGTTTAAGGTAAACAGTAGCAACAACAGCAAATTGAACTAAAGCGGGGGTTGTTTGAACACCGGGGTCTGCAGTACTTAAAACTTGTGCTTGTTTGTT